TCTGAGCAGGCCTATGGCTCGGACGAGGGCACGAGCCCGAAGTCTTGGGGTGCGCAGGCTTATGGTGAAGACGAGGGCCGTACGCCCCGCAAGTCCGGTGGCCGTAATTGGATCGCCGGCGCCATCAAGCATCCGGGTGCGCTGCACAAGGCTCTTCACGTCAAGGAAGGCGAGAAGATCCCCGCCAAGAAGCTCGCCAAAGCCGAGCATTCCAGCAATCCGAAGCTTGCCAAGCGCGCTCATCTTGCTGAAACGCTGAAAGGCCTGCATAAGTCTGAGGGTAGCCGCACCAAGAAGTTTGGCGGTGGCTCGCTCGGCATGAATCCGGTCTCGATGGGCATGGCTTCGCAGGCGCGTCCTGTTGCGCCCATGGCCCGCAAGTCGGGCGGTCGTACCGGCAAGGGCAAGATGAACGTGAACATCGTCATTGCTGGCCATCATCCGGGCGCAGGCGCTCCGATGGGTCCGCAGGGCGCTCCTCCGATGGGGCCTCCGGGCGGTCCTTCGGCTGTTCCCGTTCCGCAGCCCATGGGCGCTCCCCCGATGGGTGGCGGTGCACCAATGATGCCTCCGGGGATGCCTCCGGGCGGCGGTGGTATGCCTCCGATGGCTCGCAAGAGCGGTGGTCGGACGTATCCCCACATGAAATACGGCGCCGGCGGTGGTGAAGGTCGCCTCGAAAAGATCGAGGAATACGGCCTGAAGCCCCACAAGCGCTAATAATCCGCGCCCGCATCGATACCGGGCGCGAGATCCCCGCCAGCCAGATGATCCCTCCCCGTCTGGCTGGCGGTTTGGTTCCACGGGAGGGCAGCTCGGGAGGCTGTTATGATGACGTATGACACCGCGTTCGCGCGGGAACTGGCTAAGCTTATCAATCAGGCGATTATTTCGGCCACGGAAATCCTGACCGGACGCTCTATTGGCGATTATGCCGATTATAAATATCGGCTGGGCCAGATCGACGCCCTTAAGGCAGTTCTGGAATCTTTCGACGAAGCTGAAGACAACGCAAATAAGCGGTGAGGGAATAAAAGCATGCCGGTACTTCCCATGATGCACGACGTCGATCCCAAGGAAGCCCTTAACAAGGAACTTGGTGACATCAGTGGCGTCGAAATCTTCAACAATCAGGTTCTCGTTGCAGTCTATCTTCGCCCTAACACGACTAAACTCGGCGGAAAGACATTCTACCTGACGGATAACACGGTAGATGAAGACAAGTACCAGAGTAAGGTTGGTCTCTTGGTGAAAAAGGGTCCAACTGCATTCGTTGAGGGTGACGGCTGGTTCCTCAATACTGAATTTAACATTGATGATTGGCTTGTATTCAAGCCGTCTGACGGATGGAGCATCACCATTAATGGTGTTCTGTGCCGAATCATCGAAGACGTGAACGTCCGTGGTCGTGTGGATATGCCCGACCGAGCTTACTGAGGAGAGAACAGTGGAAAAAAGCGAAGAAATTACCGAAATCGAACTCGATTTGGCGACTGAGCCTGAAAAGGAAGCCGAGATCGAGGTCGTAAAGGCCGAAGAAGTCCCTGAAAAGATCATTCCGGCCGATGATGGCATTGCGCAGCTCCGCAAGCAGCTCGAAGCCGAGCGTGCCGCGCGTGCCGATGCCGAACGGCGGGCCAATGAGGCCGCGCAGCAGGCGTATCGCGCTACGAGTGAGGTCGAGGATACCAATCTTCATCTCATCAATAATGCCATCGACACGGTCAAGAGGAATAACGAGATCCTCCGTGCCCAGTATCGTGACGCCATGGCGGTTGGCGATTACGACAAGGTAGCGGAAATCAACGATGCGGTCAATGAGAATCACGCCAAGCTGCGTGATCTTGCTGCCGGCAAAGACGCAATGGAGCGCAAGCCGAAGGCGGAAGCCCCGAAGCCTATGGTTTCCGATCCGGTCGAGGCGTTGGCGTCTCAGCTCACGCCGCGCTCTGCCGCATGGGTTAGAGCGCATCCCGAGTGCGCTACCGATCCTCGCCTCTATCAGAAGATGATTGCTGCCCATCAGTTGGCAATCGCTGATGGCATCTCGCCCGATACTGATGAGTATTTCGAGTCGGTCGAGGGCACTATGCGGCTTGCTCCTCGTCGAGCTGCCGAGCCGGAATATGACGCCATGGCCGATACGGCAAAGGTTACTCAGCGCCGCACTCCGCCGCCCTCCGCCCCGGTGTCTCGCGCCGGCACGGGCACTGGCTCACGTCCAAATGTCGTCCGGCTGACCGCAGACGAGCGTGAAATGGCCGCCATGATGAAAATGAGCGACCGTGAATACGCCATCGAGAAGAGCAAGCTTCAGAAAGAAGGAAAAATCGCATGAATGACGCCGTTAATACTCCCCGCCGTGGGCGTCCCCGCAAGAGTCTCTTTGCTCCGAAGCCGGTGACTGAAGAAGTTGCCGCCGTCGAGGCGGTTGCAGACGCCCCGGTCCGACCCGTTCGGCCAACTTCAAAGGACGAAAGTCCCCGTGATCGCGCCGCTCGCCGCGCCGCCGAAGTCCGCAGCCATAATAATGGCGACATGGACGACGGCACGGATGAATTTTATATCGACAAGTCGTCTATCCCCGACGGCTGGTCCTACGAGTGGAAGACACATGCCGTCACCGGCATGGACATGACGGCTTACCAGACCAACTTGCGCCGCAAGGGCTGGGAGCCTGTTGAAGCCTCTCGTCATCCCGAACTTATGCCGCGCGGTGAGATCGGTTCGGAAATTACCCGTAAGGGCATGATCCTTATGGAACGTCCGAAGGAGCTGACCGACGAGGCCAAGGAAATCGAGAAGCGTCGGGCTCGTCAGCAGGTGACGAATAAGCAGGAGCAGCTTAACGCTGCCAAGCCGGGCGAGTTTGAACGCGCGAACAAGGATTCATCGCTCGTTAAAGTAAAGCGCGGGTACGAACCCATGCCAATCCCTGATTAATACCGAACTGACTTCGTTTAGGGGGCCGTTTTGGCCCCCTTTACATTTATATTATCCAGTGTATTTTTATTTACATCGAGCTAGTCTCGTTCCCTCCCCCGTTGTGGAGGTGATCATCTTATTTGGATCCTAGTCGCCCCGTTGTGCGATGATGGGCCTTCTCTGAAAAAGGAGATTCCGTCATGGCGAATACCTTCGCTCCGAACGGTTTCCAGCAGTATTCGGGTACGGGCTCTGCCCCGACCTATGAACAGGTTGCTCTCGGCATTTCTGGTTCGAACTCGACCAATCCGCAGATCTTCTACGGCGATCCCGTTTCCCAGCTCTCGACCGGCTACATTTGCCAGCTTGGTACGAATAGCACCACTAATACCCCCGCTGCCGGCTCGGGCACTATCGTTGGTGTCTTCGTTGGCTGCAAGTATCTTTCGACTTCGCAGAAGCGCGTCACGTGGTCGAACTACTATCCGGGTAATGGCGACGTTGCGTCGGGCACGAACGTCACGGCCTACGTAATCACCGATCCGAATGCTCAGTTCATCGTTCAGACCGGCAATGGTGGACCCGTCACTGTCGCGGGCATTGGCCAGAACATCGGCGTTGCTTATGGCACCGGCACCGGCACGAACTTGAACAGCCTCGGCACCACGCCCGGCAACGTGTCAAACGGTCTCTCGACGGCTTATGCCGATTACGGCACGCTTAGTGCTTCGACGGCAACCGGCCCCTTCCGCGTCATTGGTCTGGCAAACTACTCGGTTGACGGAAATAACCCGTTGTCGGGTATCAACGGCAATGATTCCACCACTGCTTACAACCGGATCGTGGTTGCGTTTAACAACGTGGCGATGAAGTCCGGCACAACCGGCATCTAAGGAGTAGGGCAAAATGGCCGTCAATCTTTCCGCCATCAAAGACCTTCTCCTCCCCGGTCTCCGTGGGATCGAAGGCAAGTACGAGATGATTCCGTCTCAGTACGACAAGATCTTCACCAAGCACGACTCGAAGCTGGCCCTTGAGCGCACCGTCGAAATGCGGTTCCTCGGATACGCTCAGCTGAAGAGCGAAGGCGGTCAGACCGCGTTCGACAACGGCGCTGGTGAGCGTTACGTCTACAATCAGGAACATACTGAAATCGGTCTGGGCTACGCGATCACCCGCAAGGCGATTGACGATAACCTGTACAGGACCCAGTTCCATCCGTCGAACCTTGGCCTCATCGAGTCCTTCCAGCAGACCAAGGAAATCTACGGCGCGAACATCCTGAACACTGCCACGACGTACAACACGTCTATCGGTGGTGACGGTGTGTCCCTCCTTTCGGCCTCGCATCCGATTGACGGTGGCGTGGTTGCGAATACGCCGACGACGCAGGTTGACCTCAACGAGGCCACGCTGCTCAATGCGATGATCTCCGTCCGCACGAACTTCCGTGATCAGGCGGGTCTGAAGGTCTTCGCCCGCGCGAAGAAGCTGATTGTTCCCCCGCAGCTTGAGCCGGTGGCTATCCGCCTCACGAAGACGGAACTCCGTCCGGGTACGGCAGACAACGACGTCAACGCCATCATCAGCACTGCCGGCGGTCTGCCGGAAGGCTATATGGTCAACGACTTCCTGACCTCGCCGTATGCTTGGTTCCTGCTCACGAACATCGATGGTCTGTCGTACATGGAGCGCGTGCGCTTCGAAACCGATATGCAGGTCGATTTCGTCACCGACAATCTGTTGGTGAAGGGGTATGAGCGCTACAGCTTCGGGTACTACAACTGGCGTGCGATCTGGGGCTCGACACCTTCCTCTTGATTTTATTGGATGATCTTCAAACGGTACGAAAGGAATAATGAATTGACTCCCGGCAACGAAAGCGATAAAAAAGTGTATCGCCTTTCCGCGATGAGGAGTGGATTTATGTCCAATCGTACCGATTACAAAGCCGAGTATTCCTACGAGTTCGTATCTTCAAAACTTAGATACGAACCCGAGACAGGAATGTTTTTTTGGCTTGAAGATGTATCCAGAAACATCAAGGCTGGCTACGAAGCTGGTTGTGTGAAGGCTACGAGAGTATCGGCAAAAACGGGAAAACCCGTTTCGTATCGATACATTCGTATTGGCCGCGAAATCCCGGCGGTTCAATTGGCATGGCTACTCGGCCATGGTGAATGGGCTGCCGGGCGGATTCACTTCAAAGACAACGACACTCTGAATCTTTGTCTCAATAATCTGGAAATGGCCAATTCCCTCGGTGAATCGGTCAATGAAAGCGATATTGAGAGTCGCAAAGAATATATGAAGAGTAGTCGAAGAGCGTTTCCTCTCGTTTGGAAAGAACGAGATTTGCAGAAAAAGTTCGGTCTTTCCCTTGCTGAATATGGGAAAATGCTGGTTGTGCAAGGCGGTAAATGCGCCATTTGCAATCAGTCCGAAACACAAGTGCGAAACGGAACCAAAAAGTCTTTGGCGGTGGACCACGATCACGCAACCGGCAAAATTCGTGGGCTTTTGTGTACGGAATGCAATCAGGCTCTTGGAAAGTTTAAAGACGACCGAAACGTCCTCCTTTCAGCGATCCAGTACCTCGACAAGCATTCCGAAAACACTCCGAACGTGGTATCCCTTCCCGACGTCGTAAGGAAAACTTACAATGAGTGACGCAATCCTTGGCGGTGCTGCAATTCTGCACCGTACCATCAACTAACAGGAGGCTCGTATGGCTATTTCTGCCTTTTCGGGTCCGCTGATCGTATTTGGCCAGAATCCTCTTACGGCTGAATACAATCCTGATATTGGTTCCTCGCTGCTGTATGCGGGTGCCGGCATCATGGACCCCCGCGCTCCGTTTTCGTATATCCCGGGTGAGGCGCAGTCTGCGCCTGATTTTGGATGGTACGGCCTTAGTGACATTGTTACTGTCACTGCCGTTCCCTATACGTCTGCGACTGGTGCAATTGTTGCGTCCGCTAACCCAACGGGCCCGACTCTTCTGCCCGTCACCACCAACTCGGCCACGACCGGCGTCTACTATTCGTCCACGTTTACGCGGTCGGATACTGGTGTTCTGGATACCGTTCTTGCCCTTGATGCGTATGCGTCTGTCACGGCGTCCATTTCAAATGGCGTCATGACGGTAACGGCAAATAGCACCATGCCAATCGGTCCCGGCATGGTCGTTCTGTCTTCGACGCAGACGGTTACGGGTGGCTCGCTTGGCGCGACGTCTGGTGTGTACATCACCTCGCAGCTGACGACGACGGGCACGTCTTCCACAGTCGGTAACGGCCAGACCGGCACGTACCAGCTGAGCCAGAACGTGAGCGCCGTCTCGGGCACGGTTACGCTTGCGTACCCTAACGTGCAGTCGTGTGCCGTCCCGACGAATGGGCAGACCCCGTCCATCTGGCTTTGGAACCCGGTCGCGCTTCTGGGTCGAGTGGTTTCGGTGTTTGCTGCTACCGGCGCTACGTACACGACGGCCACAGTTAATGGTTACGACATCTACGGATATCCGATGTCGGAAAACATTACACTTACGGCCAATAGCGCGGTTTCCGGCAAGAAGGCGTTTAAGTATATCAAGAATGTCGTCCTTTCGGGCGGCACGGCTGATACCACTCACGCCTACCGTGTTGACACTACTTCGGTCATTGGTCTGCCTGTCCGGGCTGACACTGGTGCCGAGTGTATTGTAAACGCTGCCGCCTCTCAGGTCGCGCTGACGTCGAATGTCTCGTTTATTGCTAACGGTTTCCTTCCCGCTGATCGCACTACGCCTTCAGCTACGACGGGCGACGTTCGTGGAACGATTGATTTGGCAAATGCGTCGGGCATCAATCTTGCTCCCAGCACTGGCACGAACAAGTACGTTGTGCGCCAGATCCCGCAAGCCGCGAACGTCCAGTCTGCCGCAGGCCTCTTCGGCCTGACGCAGTACTATAACTTCTAAGGAGACTGACCATGAAGGGTCATATGGGTCATCACGACATTCATGGGATGGTTAAGAGCCATTCGATGAAGCATGTTAAGCACCGCAAGGCTGGCGGCAAGGTCGAGCACGAAGAGCACGGCGTTGACGAGGCCATGGAAGACCTCCACGACAAGCCGGAGGCTCGTACCAACGCCAAGGAGATCGACTCCGAGGCCGAGGCTATGCACGCCAAGCGCGGCGGTCGCGCCAAGCGCAAGCACGGTGGTCACGTCCACGGCGAGCACGTCAAGCATCACGCTGGTCGTAAGCCGCGCAAGGCTGGTGGCAGTGTTGAGTCCAGCCCGTTCTCGCACGCTGAGCACGGCACGGCGCCGAAGAAGCACAAGGTCGAGCACGAGACCATGGGCAAGGACGAGTAGTCCAACTGAAGGGGGCTTCGGCCCCCTTCTTTCTTTGAGGGGTAGCGCATGTCTGGTGCTTGGACACGCAAGGAAGGCAAAAACCCCGAAGGCGGGCTCAACACCAAGGGGCGTGCATCGGCTGCGGCCGAGGGGCATCACCTGAAACCGCCGGTTAGTTCCGAGCAGGCCAAGAAAAGTCCCGCAGACGCTCAGCGCCGGGATAACTTTCGCACCCGAATGTGTGGTATGAAAGAAAAACTAACCTCGCCCAAGACGGCGCATGATCCGAACAGTCGGATCAATCTCGCGCTGAAAAAGTGGGACGTAAAGTGCTAAAGGAAGCTTAACATGACCGGCGTTGTCAATCAGTCTATCACTCGCGTCGGCCGTTATGAGCCGTTTGAACTTCAGGTAGCCCGAGGCCAGATCACTGGTCATTCGGTTGTTAACATTTTTGGATATCAGCCGTCGGTTACAACGACCAGCATTCCCGTTTGGGAAAACGCATCGGCCTATACCTACCCTACGTCGGCGCTGACAATGACGTATGCCAGCACTGCCACCGAAACGCTTACGATGACAGTTAACGGCCTCGATGCCAATTACATTCCTGTCAGCGATACGGTGGTGTTCTCTGCCGGGACCACTGGGACAGCGACCAATGGGACCAAATTTTTTCGTATTAACAACATGATTGTAACAACAGTTGCTACATTAGGTGGTAGCAATGCGGGCGTCATCACCGCCAAGAACGGTGGAACAACCTATGCCCAGATTGCGACTGGCGTAGGTAAAACGCAAATGGCAATTTATACGGTCCCCGCCGGAAATTCTTTTTATCTTAACCGAATCGATGTGTTTGCTTCGAACGCATATACCTCTGCGAATTATCTTACTTTTGTAAATTGGCAGCAGAGCCCTTCAACAAACACCGCATTTTTGGTTGCTCAGTCACCGTTTATTAGCATTCTTGATATTCATCGCCATTATCCATTGGCTTACGGTGAGAAAACAGACATTCAGTTTCGTGTAAACACTAGCGCGAGTACTTATGCCGTCGGTGCGTTTGGAGAAGGCGTTCTCGTAGCCACTGACGGTACGCTCTGATGACAACGTCTAATCAATATCAATTTTCTCCCTCATTGGGAGAAATAACTTTGTACGCATTTAACCTTGTTGGAATCAGAAGCACGGCTATACTTCAAGAGCACATGGAAAGCGCCAGAATGGCGACAAACATGATGCTTGGTCGGTGGTCAAGTGAGGGCGTCAATCTCTGGGCGGTGGACCTGCAGACAATTTCGCTCGTTCAGGGCACAGCGACTTATCTGGTTCCCTCAAACACCATCGTCATGCTTGACGCATATGTAACGCAGAACACTGGCGGCGCGTCGATCAATCGCCTGATTCTTCCTATCAGCCGCACTGAATACGCCAGTTACCCGAACCCGACGCAGCAGGGTTTCCCGACGACTTACTGGTTCGACCGTCTGTTGTCTCCGACGGTGACGTTGTGGCCTGTCCCGGACGGCAATGAAAGCACGTTCAACTATTACCGCGTGCGCCAGATTCAGGACGCCAACTTTACGAGCGGCCAAAACGTCGAAATCCCCTATTATTTCCTTGAGGCTTTCGCCTATGGACTTGCCCAGCGTCTGGCAATGATCTGGGCGCCGGACAAGGCAATGGCCTTGAAGCCGTTTGCTGATGAGGCGTACCAGATTGCGGTTGCTCAAAATATTGAAACTTCGCAGTGGTATATTTCGCCTACTATTTCGAGCTATTTTCGGCCGTAAGGAGGCTTGAGTGGGCTACGCTTCACGTTCCGGGCGCGCCCGGACAAATCCATCTAATCCGCAAGCCCATGCCGTGTGCGATCGTTGCGGTTTTCGTTACAATTTTGTAGATTTGCGTGAACAAATGGAATGGCGTGGCGCAGCGCTTATGAATATCAAAATCCTCGTTTGTTCAAACTGCCTTGATACGCCACAGGAGCAGCTCCGCGCTATCGTGGTGCCGGCCGATCCGACGCCCATCGTGAACGCTCGTGTGCAGGACTTCACACTGGCGTCTAGCGACAGCCGCGTCACGAGCGGCCAGAACACGACCGATCCGAGGACGGGCATCCCTGTGCCGGGTGGCAACACTCGCATTACACAGACTAACGACGTTCGGTCTACGCAACAGACCGGCGAAGCGCCTTTCGGCACAAATCAGCTGCCCGGCACCGATCCAAACGCCGTCACGTATCGCACGGTGTCGAATGCGACAAACAATGGCTCGGGCCTCATTCGTCTGACAATCAATACGACCAACGGAATGATTACGAATCAGCGTGTGGTCATTCAGGAGGTTGGTGGTGTTCCCGCCAATGGCAACTGGGCGATCACTGTGATCGATGCTTCAAACATTGATCTCCAGTCGTCTACGTTCTCCGGAACTTACACTTCTGGTGGATACGTGATAAACAATCCAAGCCTGCCGTATGGCTTTGCACAGGTTCCTAGGACGGGGTCGCTCTAATGTCGAACGTACAGATCCCGAACCTTCCCGTCGCTGTCACTCTTTCGGGTGCTGAGCAGCTTGAAGCGGTGCAGGCCGGTACATCTGTGCGCGTCACGGCCAGCCAGATTGCTGGGCTTGCTACTTCTTCTCTAGTCGTTGGTTCCACGCCTATCACGGGCGCCCCCAATAATTATGTCCTCTACAACAATAATGGCGTCCTTGGCGCGGAGGCGGGTGGCGGTGGTGGCGGTGCCGTGTCGTCTGTCTCCAACAGCGATGGCACTCTTACGATCTCCCCGACGACGGGAAGTGTGGTTGCTTCGCTCAATCTGAGCCACGCCAACACATGGGCGGGCCAGCAGACGTTCGTAGCCCCGATTCTTGGTACGCCGGCATCGGTTAATCTGGCAAACGCCACGAATATCCCCACATCTGCTCTTTCCGGCACCATTAGCAACGCGCAGCTCGCGAACTCGACGATCTCGGGCGTCTCGCTTGGTGGGACGCTGGGTAATCTCTCGGTCGGGACTCACTTGTCGGGTGGGCCATACAACGGTTCTGGCGTCGTTACGATTACGACGGACGCGACTAACGCTAATACTGCAAGCACTATTGTTGCGCGCGACGGTTCCGGCAATTTCTCAGCTGGAACAATTACCGCGAGCTTGTCGGGCAATGCCACTTCCGCAACCAATGTGGCTGGCGGATCGGCTAACCAGATTCCCTATCAAACGGGCTCTGGCGCCACGTCTTTCATAACGGCACCCTCGGTATCTAGCACCTTCCTCCAGTGGACCGGAAGCGGGTTTACGTGGGCGACCGGAGGCGGCGGTGGCAGCGGAACGGTCAATAGCGGTACGGCCGGTCAGTTGGCCTATTACGTTTCCACTGGCACGGCTGTTTCGGGCGATGCCAATCTTACGGTCAGCGGCGGTGCTCTGACTCTGGGCGTTGCTGCTTCAGTTGCCGGTTCGTTGGTATTGAGTGGCTTAACATCCGGCACAACGACGATCAAGGCAAATGCTACCGCCGGTAACTGGTCTCTAACTTTACCGTCTTCTTCGGGGACTAACGGTTACGTTCTTTCGACCGATGGTTCGGGAAATACCAGCTGGATTGCTATATCCGGGGGTGGCGGGACTGTCACTAGCGTAAATGTCAGCGGCGGAACGACTGGTCTTACAACTAGCGGCGGACCCATCACAGGGTCAGGGACGATTACCTTTGCCGGCACCCTTTCCACCGCAAACGGCGGCACGAATCTTACGTCGTTCACGTCTGGTGGTGCGGTTTACGCAACTTCTACCTCAGTTCTGACCACCGGTACGCTTCCCATTACGGCTGGCGGCACGGGTATCACGTCACTTGGCACAGGTGTTCAGGCCGCACTTGGAAACGCGCTGAATGCAAGCGGCGGCCTCGTAGGGTACTCAGGAGCCCTTGGAACGCCGACAGGCGGCACCCTCACCAACGCAACTGGTTTACCGCTCACGAGCGGCGTTACGGGTGTTTTGCCTTCCGCAAATGGCGGGACTGGCGTCAATAATGGATCGAGCACGATTACAATCGGCGGAAATCACACTCTGTCCGGTGCCTATACCTCAACCTTTACATTTACCGCCAATACCAGCGTCACCTTCCCGACCTCGGGAATATTGGCAACGACTTCTAACACCGTTGCTTCGTTTTCGGGCGGCACGACGGGGCTTACACCCAACACCGCTACCACTGGTGCGATTACGCTTGCGGGAACGCTCGCGACCACGAACGGGGGCACGGGTCTTGCGTCTTTTACCTCCGGCGGCGCTGTTTACGCGACTTCGACTTCGGTCCTTACGACGGGAACCCTCCCCGTCGCGTCTGGTGGCACGGGCGCAACGACGCTTACGGGATACGTCTACGGTAACGGAACGAGCGCCTTTACGGCCTCCACGACCATTCCCAATACGTCGATCACCGGCCTTGGGAGCATGTCTACTCAGAACGCCACTGGCGTTTCGATAACGGGTGGAACGATTGACAGCACTGCCATCGGGTCAACGACTCCGACGACGGGTAAATTCACTTACGTCTCGGCATCCGGCCCTATTACCAGTGCGCTTTCTGCCGGTGCGTATTCTTTTGGGTCTCTTTCTTACACCGACACCGGAATTTTCGCGTCTTACAACATTTCGTCCGCAAATAGTTACGCTCAGGTAATCCTCGCAAACGGCAATTCTGGGTCGGCGGCTTCTACCGACTTCATTGTTGGCAATAACAACACAACCGCGACGACGTATTTTGGCGACTTTGGAATGAACAGCTCCGGGTTTTCCGGATCTGGGGCGTTCAACGCGCCCAACAATGTGTTCCTGAGCGCAACCAGTGCCGATCTCGCGATTGGCACAACGACTTCGAATGCGATTCACTTTGTCGTTAATAGCGGCGCCACGGATGCGCTGACGATTGGCACTTCTGGAGCGATCACGGCCGGCACTTGGAACGGTTCTACTATCGGCACGGGTTATGGCGGAACAGGATTAACTTCCTTTACATCTGGCGGCGCAGTTTACGCGACCTCCACATCCGCCCTGACGACTGGAACCCTGCCGATCTCTGCTGGCGGCACTAATTCCACATCTACGCCAACGGCAGGCGGTATTGGATACGGCACGGGTACGGCGCACGCTTACAGTTCGGCCGGAACTTCGGGGCAGGTTGTTCTTTCCGGCGGGACTGGATCTCCAACATTCACGACCGGAACGCTGGCTCTTGCTGGAAACCTGACGTTCTCAGGCGCGTTCGCATCCACGTTTAGCGTTTCCGGCGCATATACGTACACTATGCCCGGCGCGACAACGACAATTGCCGGCCTTGGTCTTGCTCAGACGTTTACCGCTTCTCAAACTTTTAATGCCGCGACAAGTTCGGTCTATTTCGGTGCGAATGGCGGCAGCAATGGAACGGCCACGTTCTATGGTTCGACTTCCGGAAGCGTAACGCTGAAGGCGGCTGCCGCAGCCGGCACGGGAACTAACTTTACGTTTCCCGCTACTAACGGGTCGAGCGGTCAATATCTCCAGACCGATGGCTCTGGAAATACAAGTTGGCAAACTGTTTCCGGCAGTGGGACGCCTGTTAACTCCCAGACGTTTACATCGTCTGGGACGTGGACGAAACCGTCAGGAACATCGTCCTCCTCGCAGGCATATATTCAAGTCTGGGGTGGAGGTGGCGGCGGTTCGTCCAACACGTATGCCGGGGGCGGTGGTGGCGGCGCATATATGGAGTATTGGGTACTGGTAAGTTTGCTTAGTTCAACTGAAACGGTAACTGTCGGTACGGGCGGCGCTGTCGGTTCAGCGGGAGGCAATTCGTCAGTCACTAAAGGCGGCGTTGCGACATATTACGCTTACGGCGGCGGTGCCGGTTACGGCACGGGTACGGTGTCTAATCAAGCAGGGGGCGGAGGAGGAGGCCCTGCTTTCGCCGGAGGAAACGGTACTTCTACGATTGACGGGACGGGCGGAGGGCCGGCTGGGGGCATTCCCTTTTCAACAAGTTTCTTAATTGGTTTCCCCCCCAACGGTTTTTCAATGGGCGGAGGAGGAGGTGGCGGTGGTGCTGCCGGATTTGGTGGCGGTGGCGGTAGCGGTAGTAATACGGGA